TACAATCTAAAGGCATTCCATTTGAGGGTCTAATGGCTCAGTACGAGACAAGAAAGATTTTCTCTCAAATGAAACTGGAATCAGAACAAGCAAGTAGAGACTTAGCTGAAGAATATGGTGAACCACTATGGTGTGTTGATACTGGTATGAGAAATACTCACAGACTAGCTATCGCACCAACAGTGTCTAACTCTAAGAACTCAGGAAACTATTCTGCTGGTATAGAACCTAATCCAGCTAACGTATGGACTGAGCAAACAGCTAAGGGTACATTTATCAGAAAGAACCCTATCCTTGAACATTACCTAGTTGATATGGGTCATGATAATAAGAAGGTATGGGATAAGATTCTAGCTGACGGTGGTTCAGTACAGGACCTTAAATTCCTAGACAGTTGGTTCTTTGTTGATGGTGTGTTAACTGGTAAGAAAGAAATTGAGGATATTGAATCGGCAATACCATTTAAAGAGGTATTTAAAACGTTCAAAGAAGTCAATCAACTTGAACTGGTTAGACAGGCTGGTGTTAGACAACAATATATCGACCAATCTGTTTCACTTAATCTAGCATTCCCTAAAGAGGCAACGCCTAAGTGGATTAATCAAGTACACATGGAAGCATTTAAGTTAGGTATTAAAACCCTATACTATATGAGAACCGAATCAGTACTTAGAGGTGATATCGCATCTGCTGCAATGGAGGAGTGTGTAGCATGTGACGGTTAGTAAAACCACAAATACTATATAATATAAGGAGAGCTTTTTGGCTCTCCTTTTTTTATTCCTATCATTTAGTTATCAAAAACATTTATTATAATATTTATGAATAAGAAGTATTCATTATGGCAGAGAAGTTTATAAATATTAACTTTCCGTTTAAAGATAGTACTAGGGGTTTCTTCCTAGATATGAATAAGACGGATAATACGGCAATTAAAGCCGATATAATGCACTTAATCCTTACCAATAAGGGTGAGAGATTATATTTACCAGATTTTGGCACAAATCTAAGGAAATTCATTTTTGAGCCTAATGACGGGGCAACTCACACTCAAATGAGAGACGAGATAGCAGATGCAGTAAAAAGGTATTTACCAAACGTTACTATTGACGATGTAATAATAGAGCAATTGGAGAACGAAGACCATGCCGCATCAGTACAAATAAAATACTCAATTAATAGTGGTAGCTTCAAAGAAACTGATATTATTAACCTAAACCTATAAATTATGGCTAAAAAGATAAACTATTTTGCAAGGAACTTCGCTGATGTTAGGGAAGAATTAGTAAACTTTGTTAGACAATATTATCCAGATATTTTTAACGACTTCAATGACGCATCTGTAGGTATGATGATTATTGAATTAAATGCTGCGGTATCTGATATGTTATCATTTCATACTGACCGTATGTTCCAAGAAACACAGATTGACTTTGCACAAGAAAGAAAATCAGTTCTATCGATGGCGAGAACATTTGGATTAAAGGTACCAGGTAAGAGACCTTCTGTTTCAGTTGTAGACTGGTCAGTTACGGTCCCAGTACTAGGAGATACATTCGATGTAAGATATGCGCCAATCATCAGAAGAGGTGCCCAAGCAATAGGTGGTGGTAAAGTATTTGAAACTATAGATGATATAGATTTCTCTTCACCATTCACAACAGGTGGTTTACCAAACAGATTAGTGGTACCAAATGTTGATTCAAACAACAATATTCAAAATTATACACTAACAAAAAGAGAATTAGTTATCAATGGGGCAACAAAGATATTTAAAAGAGTTTTAACATCGGCTGACGTTAAGCCGTTCTTAGAGGTTGTACTCCCAGATGATGATGTACTATCAGTTTCTTCTATTATTACCTTAGAAGGCACCAATTACACCACAAATCCAACATTAGACCAATTTTTAGACTTTGATAATAGATGGTTCGAAGTAGATGCCTTAGCAGAAGATAAAGTATTCATCGAAGATAATACAAGAGTATCTGATAATGCAGGTACAAAGGTAGGTAAGTTTGAAAGAGTTGACCAGAAGTTTATTAGAGAGTATACTGATAAAGGATTTAGTAAATTGATTTTCGGTGGTGGTAGTCAAGACGTTGGTTCACTATGTGATTTCGATGTTGACAAATCCATTGTTAATAGAATTGGTGATTTCATCAATAACACATCATTAGGTATCACACCTACAGCTAATCAAACAATGTTTGTACAATATAGAGTTGGTGGTGGTGCATCTACTAATGTAGGTACTAACACATTAACATCGTCTGGTATTGTAGACATATTTGTAAACGGACCAGACCCAAGTGTTAATGCAACAGTTCAGCAATCATTAAGTCTGAACAATCCAGTCCCAGCATTGGGTGGTAGAGATGAACCTTCAGTTAATGAAGTAAGAAACTTAGTAAGATATAATTTTGCAGCACAGAACAGAGCGGTAGGTATTAAGGATTACTTATCGAGGATTGCGTTAATGCCAGGTGAGTTTGGCGTACCATTCAGATGTGGTGTGATGGAAGAACAAAATAAAGTTAAAGTGTATATCTTAGGTTTGGATAGTGAAAGTAAATTATCTAACAAATCTACGAGTACTTTAAGAGAAAATATAGCAACATACTTATCTGATTTCAGAATGTTAAATGATTTCGTTGAAGTTGAGAATGGTAGGATTTTAAATCTTGGGTTCGAGGTGGATTTATTCATTGATAGTGAATTCCCTCAATCTCAAATCATATCAGAAACAATTACCAACATTGAAAACTATATGAATATTAATAACTTCCAAATGGGTGAGAACATATACCTAGCACAGTTGATTGAAACAATTAACAATGTTGCTGGTGTCTTAAACGTGGTTGATTTAAGAGTATTCAATAAAGTTGGTGAAGGTAACTATTCTATGAACGAAACATCACAACCTTATATTAGTGATGAAACTAGACAAATTGACTTACTTGGTGAGTTCACATTGTTTGGTGAAACAAATGCAATGTTTGAAGTTAAGTTTCCTGAGAAAGACATTAATGTTAGGGTTAAAATCTAACATTTCCTTTTGCAGTAAGGGGGTTATATTTTAAATAAAAAATTATGGGTTGTAATAGTTGTAAATCAAAGAGTCATGTTGATGAAAATGGTAATTGGTCTGTAAACCCTACAGCAGCCATCACCACTAATATCATCGGAAAGGTATTGTTATGGTTAGTAGCCTGTATATTAACACCTTTAATAATTCCAATTTCATGGATTATGTTATTCCGTCAGATAGTGCTGAGTAAAGGTACTAACCTTATACCAGCGTTTACTAAAATAGGTAAAACTTTGAGTAAAAAAGACAGTGATGAGGAGGATAATGATGAAGATTATGAATCAATAGAAGATATTGACCCTGAAGACTATGAACTGGATAATGTAGAAGTAATCAGATAAATGATAAATGTCAAAATCAATCAGAATAAGAACAACACCGCTAGGTGGAGATAAATACGTTAAGGTAAAGTTAGACCAAGACTTCGATTTTGTAGAAATTCTTTCATTGAAGATTTCACAAGAGGAGGTCTATAAGACGTTCTGTTCTGATTATGGGGTAATTGCTGGTCGTGTCATAGTTAATAGCGGATTCGGTGTCCCAAATGCCAAATTATCCGTTTTTATACCAATTACTGATGATGATAAGGAAAATGAGGAGATAAGAGACCTATATCCTTATGAAGTTGTAACCGATAAGGACAGAGACGGTGTAAGGTATAACCTATTACCTGATGATAGTCAAAATGAATGTCACACACCAGTGGGTAATCACCCATCTAAGAGAGAAACCTTAGATAATGACACAGTATTAGAAGTATACGAGAAGTATTATAAGTTTACCACCACTACTAATGAGGCTGGTGACTTTATGATATTCGGTGTTCCAGTAGGAAACCATATATTACACATGGATGTTGATATGTCAGACATTGGTATCGTTTCACAGAGACCATATGACTTCATAGAGCAAGGTAATCCAGAAAGACAGTTTGAATCCACTACTAAATTCAAAGGTGGTACAAATCTAGACAACTTAGTTCAAATTAAAAGTAGAAATGTAGGTGTTAACGTTGCTCCATTTTGGGGTGATGAAGATGATTGTGAAATCGGTATCACTAGAGTTGATATGGACTTGAATTACAACATTACACCGTCTGCTATCTTCATGGGTAGTATTTTTGGTGATAGTGAAAAGAACTCAATCAACAAAAGATGTAGACCTAGAAAGAAATTAGGTAAGATTTGTGAAACTATCACTTCAGAAGGTAGTATTGAGATATTAAGAAAGGATTTAGACGGAACTAATCAATTAATTGGTTTTGAAAGAATAGATGAGAACGGTTGTTGGGCTTTCCAAGTACCAATGAACCTTGATTACATGGTTACTGATGAATTTGGTAATCTAGTACCATCTGAAGACACAACTAAAGGAATTCCAACAAAAGCATTAACTAGGTTCAGAATAGGAATGGACCCAACAGGTGGTGAAGGTAGATTAAGGACTAGGGCTAAGTTTCTAGTACCCCATAATCCAGATGTGTTTGCAGAATCAGATTATTCATTTGATGAAACAACTGGTAATGGACTTAATGGTGATAAACATTTCGCTGAGTTGAGGTGGAATAAAATTTACAGTATTAAAAACCTAATTACTAGGTTCCAGACCGCAGGTGGCGGTAATAATAGAAATATGATAGGTATTAAGGATGTGGACGATTGCCCTAGTGTAAAGTCCCCATTCCCATATAACAGAATGGATTCAGATTTGAATCCACTGTACGTCATTCTATGTATTTTAATAACAATCATAACGGTTGTAGTGTCATTAATTAATTCAGTAGTATTAACACTACTTAATCTGGTACTATTCGTAATCAACCAAGTACTTAGAGTCATATGTAATGTGATATGGGGGTTACGATTCTTAACCTTGAAGAAGTCCAAGAAATGTAACTTCTGTATTGGTACGAAGATTAAAGATAGTGACGGAAACTGTACTAGTTGTAACTGTAAGGAAGTTATACCTTATCTTCCGTGTATTACATTGACGTGTGATGATGAGCAGTATGCACCAGGTTGTTTCAAAGGTGGTGTACCACTTCCTTGGTCACAAACTAACCCACCATTCCACTATCCAAACGATGGTCACCAAGGTCATGCTGTGGCGGATACAATCAATCCAGATGGTGGATATGTTAACTGTGTTTCACAAACATTAGCT